CTGCATAAAATCAGATATTCTACCCTTAAATCCAGGGATGTTAACCCAGCGTCCTGTGGTAGATGCTTCATTCATTTCTTCCTGAGAAACTTTGTTCCCAGCAAATACACCACCACCACGCGGTGAACGATTAATAATATCAAGCATCTGACTTCTACGCTTATCCTTTTCTCTCTGCGGGTCTTTCATATTTTCCACCAGACCAAATGTTTCCACTGTATCACCCATATCTTCAAAGTGATAGAAATAAGGCACTAAGGGGAATTGATTGTGCATATAAGGATTAGACTTCTTCTCCTGCAAAATGTGCATACCTGCCGTAATCGTAAGAGATGTTTTTGGTGCTACCCTACTGATAACACCAAAGTCAGTCTGCGGCTGTCCTTCAATACCAGCTTCGATTGCCTTTAATTCCATAATCTGCCTTCCAGCAGCACTCTTAGACTTAAATCCGTTAGGCGATAAGCGACCAGTAGCCTTATTAATAATATAATGCTCACGCTCATAATGGCGATTCCACATTTCCACAACGCGAACCTTTCTATGAGACTCATCTAAGTGATGTGCGGGACTAATCTCTTCTGCATTACGGTAGAAAGACCCAATCTCCTGATTAACACCTTCAGGCATGGTAATTAATTCGTTGACAGATGTTAAATCCTTTGCCGAATCTGGAAACATCTTCTTTAACTGGTTAAGAGTCAGATACTTACTTCTTGCTAAATAATTCCAATCCTTTGTATCCTGCGTCTTTGCTTCTGGATCAATATGAACATTCGCCCAAGATTCACGCTTAATTTTTACTTCACCATCATAAAACTTCCCTGGCTCTACACATACATCTACCCAACCCCTGCCAGTAATAACACCATCCTTAAAAACACGACTAAATAAGTTTTGCAGTTTACGGTTGCGATCTAAATGATATAATAACGCAGTAGAAAGCATAGCTTCATTCTCATCATCAGACTCTACTGGTCTTGCCTTCCATGATGAACGACCTTGCCTCTCTACACCAGTAACCAGATTCACTTTAGGCAGAATTATATTTAACTGTAAGGGTGGTCTACCTTCTGATCTCAACTTCTGCAAATCAGAATCTTCCCACTGACCAGTCCCAAAACTCCCTGTATAAAATCTCATTGACTCTTCTGCAGCCTTAAACCATTGAGAGTCATTCATTACCATTGCTTCAAATACTTCGTGAATCTCTTTTATATTCATGCACTCATCCAACTATTGCGTTTAGGTTTAAAAAGTCCCCATAGTCCGTAGTCATCACTCTTTTCAGTAGGATTATCACTATCTTCAACATAATGAACTAAATACCGCAAACAATCCATTGCGTGATCGTTCTTTTTAACAGGTTCTTCAGGTAAATTTTTAGATTCAAAGCCGTGCTTGAGTTCTTTCCATTTATAATCAACGATTTCTTCTATCAAAGGTTTCATATTTAAATTATTAAAAAACAATAACTTAGCGCGCATATTGGCATCTAATTTTAAATAAGAAGAGACTCTTTCAAATCCAGCACGCTTATCATTCCGCGCCATCTCCCACTCAATACCGTATTCATACCACTCATCTGCAACACTGTTTCCATCACGCTCTGTTCGCACAATGGAAGGATCAGCTAAGAAAGTATAGTCCACATTTCGCTTTAATCTTCTTTCCACCTTTGGCACTAACATTTCTATCGTATGCTCACTCACATAGATCAAATCATATATATAAATCGTACCTTCTTCATCTGCTGCGGCAAATAAAATGGAACTCGGATTTCTATAGCCATAGTCATAGACCACATAATGATTCCACCAATCAGGAATCTCAAAAGGCTTTACCATGTGATGCTCTTCACTAAACTCAGAATAAACTAATCCTGCGAAATCATCCCAACTACAGTAAACATAACGGTTAACCCATTGGTCTGGCATAGATAATAGATGCTTTACATAGTCTGCTGGTAAATGCGGGTTATCCGAATGGAGCTGAACCTCTGCATCCGTTTCTGGCGGGTCAATACCAGGTTGCCAAGTCATAGTCTCAATTAACCTGTAACCACCCATCTCCTTATTCTGCTTTTCCTTATGCCTTTTCCATCTTTTCCATACCCAATCATGCCCAGCAGGGTTACAAGTATGAAAACTACAACGCATAGCATTCTTCCTACGCATCTGACCAGAAGCTGCTATAAATGTCTGCTCACTCATCTCTTCCAACTGGTCAAAAGCAAACCATCCCAAGTTCATTGACTTAATACGCTGTATAGAGTCTCTGGAGTCATCTAATGCCATGTAAACAATCTTAGACCTGTTCTTGAAGATAATTTCTCGGTCTTGGGCGCGATGCTTCTGTATAAATCCCTGACCAAGATCGAGCAACTGGATCAATGTTGACTTCTTAAAAGCATCCAATACTTTCCTGCCCATTAAGCCCATATTCCCCTGAAATCCTGCACTCTGATGGATAGCTTCCATACACATAGCTTCTGTCTTACCAGTTCCAAGTGAACCTGCCATTAACTGATGTTTACTCCATCCAGTAAACAAATGATACTCTTCCTGATGATCTAAGGGCGCAGTTATGTTCCCCTCACCATCCCTATAAGATATATTTACGTCCACTAAGCCTGACTCTTATACCATAATTCCCAATCTAATGGGAGTTTGCCGTTCTTATCCAATTCAAATAACTCTAATGCAAATGTAGTAGCCTCTTCAGCTAAAGGTGGCGACAAACCATAAGATGTACGCAAAAACATAGAATATATGTCCCTGGGGGTCATATAAATATTACTTTTAATCGCGTCACGCTCTAAACGACTCAGTTTATCTTCATCTTTTTTAATATTGCTGCCCTATCCTTTGGAGAAGTTCCCGAAACCATCACATTCACCTGCGTATTCTGTTGGTTAACCCGATCACGGTACTTGCCAGGGTTATGCGCCTTTAACTGGAAAATACGCTCAGTTACATTCCCAGGCTTGCCCGCCTGAGTGTAAGAGAGCTTTTCGAGTTCATCCAAGCGTTCAGTCATAAATCCATCTTGTATTGCTTTGACCGCCTGCTGAAATGCAGGGTCAGCTTTCATTGCGAACCTAACTGATGCTGGGAAATAACCCATTTCTTTAGCTGCTGGAGTGATAAAACCGTTGTTGGCAACCAAATATGTCAAAAACTTGTTCTTTTTTGCAGTAAACCGAGTCTTTAAGCCAGTCTCCTCTTGATATTCTTTCAGGAAAGAACCCAGATATGGATTGTCCTGCACGTTTTTTGTAGCCTGCTTAATAACTTCGATCTTTGTTTTCTTAGCTTTTGCCATGTAAGTACAACGATAATATACACTTAGAGTTCCTACGAGTTCAACTACCATAACCAAAGTACGCTGAGTACGATAGCGTATCCTAAATAATAACAGGATATAGATTTTTACCGTACTCTGTAGAGAAGAAAAAAAGTCTTTTTGGTCATAAAATATGTCTGGTGTGCATAATACACCTATACGCATTTGCCCGAGCGCCTATGGGGGGGGGTGGGTTGGCTCGTCACTCTCTCGCTCTCGTCACTCCTTATATTATGCGGCAGTTTTCCCCGTCTCATTCATGCTTCATAACTACAGTAAAACCAGGTACTTACCATTCACCGATGTGATGTGCTATGTGTTACTATATATTATCATTCTTACTTATCGTTTGTTTTCGTTACTTTTAGTTAGTAATATCAATTAGCCCACGAGGGGCGAATATGAACAGGTTAACAGGAGAATGAATATGAGAATAATTGTAGACATAGATACATCAAACGCCGCATTTGAAGACGCATTTGAATATCAGATACGATCTATATTAAAAAAAGTAACCATAGCTATTACAGCGGATAATTTAGTGGCTAAACAAATTAACGACATGAACGGAAATAAGGTTGGGTCTTTTAGATGTCGGTTTAATGACTTGCCTGATAATGTAAAGTTATCATCAGCCCTCTAAACCCTTTTTTAATAAGAAAAGTTAGGGGTGGAATTACTCACCCCTTCAAACCAGGAGAAAACACAATGAAAATAAATAATACAAATATCACCATAAAAGAATTGACACATGAGATAGTACATCATGCGCAATTATTTAATGAAAATTATGATCCTGAATATCAAGATGAATATCAAGATATAAGATTGCAAGTTGTAGATGATTCATACATGGTTCATTGGGGTGACCCATCATTTGATACAGATCACAGAGGATTTTGGGGAGTTTCATCCTTATTTCCAAAGATGACTAAAAAAGAATGTTATTCCGTAGCTAAGGAATTAATAAGTGATGCTGCTGATAATTACTACAGCAGTATTTAATAACCAGGAGAAAACACAATGAATCTATTAACCAATACAAATAAAAAGATAAAAAAGACGGGCAAATTACACGGAGTAAAGTTATTTGAATTTAATCTACCCGCTATTGATTCTTGCCCATTTGCTAAAGATTGTATCTCATATTGTTATGCGCATAAGGGTACATACTTATATAAGAATGTACAGGATAAGTATAATTTTAATTTTGAGTTAACTAAAAAGACGAGTGAATTTATAAAACTTATTCAATCTGAATTGGTGAGCAAGAAAGTGCAATATGTGCGGATACATTCAAGCGGAGATTTCTATTCGTTAAAGTACCTTAAAACATGGGTAAAAATTGCAAAGAATAACCCTAATATAATTTTTTACGGGTATACTAAAAGTGTTCCATTCTTTAAACATATAACAGCACCCGATAATTTTGTCTTTTGTTTTTCTACGGGTGGCAAAAAGGATAACCTTATTAAAAATACGGATAAAAAAGCCGTCATATTTAAGAGTTTAGACGAGTTAAAAGTGAATGGTTACACTAACTGCACAGAAGATGATATGGCGATGATAACAACGGATAAAATAGGTTTGGTATATCATTAAAAATAGGAGAATGAGAATGAACAAAGCAGAACTAACTAAAAATAAGTATTTAACGAGTTTGTTTAATTCAATTCGTAGTGAATTAATAGAACTTGTAAGTAATGCGGAAAATAAGCCGTATACCACTCAAAATAACTATGGTAGGTACTTACCCTTATTAACCATGTTAAAAGGTCAAACAGGGTTAGATAACGCCACATATTTATTAATTATGGCGGGTGGTAATAAGCGTGGAATATTACAAGCTAAACAAATTTTAAATGATTAAACAAATAAAATAATTTTCTCCTAAAAAACAGGGGTGGAATTAAGAACTCCGCATGAGTTACCGCCCCTGTTCCTGTACTTAGGAGAATAATAAAAAGGAGAATGAAAAATGACTAACCTAATAGTTATAGTAATAATACTCATGGTCTTGCTTTTGTTACAAAGCAGAGCAGAGTTAACAAGAGAGCGCAAGAACTCTGATACTTGGAGAGAGAGTGCCTTAATGCTT